CTGTTTCCCACCCGCTCCCAGCAGTTTGTAAAAACTTAGACAAATCCCGCCCACCCCTTGCGCACGAAATGCGGCTTACCCCAATTTTTAAAAAATCCCAAGGAACCTCTGTCAAACTCTGGACACACCACTTGTTTTGAAAATAGGTGTACATTACGCGCAACGAGGTTACACGGCCTACGCAATATGTTTGAACACTTGGTGCAATTCAACCCGGAGCCAACACCGCCCGGGATCATGACGAGACTGGCCGACGCCGAGCCGGGAGAAGTCTTGGCCGCGCAGGTAACCACGGCCAGTTGGTTGCAGGAGCTGGGCGTGCCCCCGGACGACGAAGTGATTGACGAACTTGAGAAGGCTGACGCACGCAAGGCGTTTCAGGCCCTGACCACCAACACCGACACGACCGAGCAGAAGGCTGCGCTGGTCCAGCTCAAGACGCCGGAAGCTGTGCGCCACATCACGGGCATGCTGACGGCCTACGACTGGGAGTTCATCGAGCAGGCCAAGGAACTTCGGGGATACACGGTGGCCAAGCTGGTCGAGGAGACCAACAACGCCAACGCCAACATCCGCTTGAAGGCGCTCGGCCTGCTGGGCAAGGTCACGGAGGTGGGGCTGTTCACCGACAAGATCGAGGTCAAGAAAACGGACATGACCGAGGACGAGATCGACAAGCGCCTCAAGGAAAAGCTGGCCAAGTTCATGGATGTGTCCGACGCTGACGTGACGGACATCGTCGAAATCACCACCACACCCCCAACGCCTGATGACAACAGCCACACTGACGCCTGAGCAAGCGCAAGCGCTGTTCAAAAACCTTGGCAAGCTGACAGCGGCCGAGAAGCTGGAGGCGTTGGAGCTGCTGGACAAGGCGCAGGCCCACAAGCAGAAGAACTTGTCCCGGTCGGACATGATCGAGTTCGCCAAAGCGGTGTATCCGGGCTTCAAAATAGGCCCCCACCACAGAAAACTGGCCAAAATCTTCTCGGAAGTGATCGCCGGAACCAAAAAACGGGTGATCATCAACATCGCGCCGCGTATGGGCAAGTCCGAATTCAGCTCTTACCTGTTTCCGGCCTTCTTTTTGGGTAATTTCCCCGAGAAGAAGATCATCATGGGCACCCACACAGCCGGTTTGTCGGAAGATTTCGGCCGACGGGTGCGAAATTTGCTCGCTGACGAGGATTACCATGGCCTTTTCCCCCGAACGCTGGTAGCCGATGACCAGAAAGCGGCAGGCAAGTGGAGCACTTCAGCCGGGGGCCAATACTACGCCGCAGGCGTAGGAGGCGCTCTTGCTGGTCGTGGTGCTGATCTGTTCGTTATTGACGATCCTCACTCGGAGCAGGACGTCAAGGCCAACTCACGGCTGGCTTTCGACACTGCGTGGTCTTGGTTCCAGACGGGCCCGCTCCAGCGACTGATGCCGGGCGGGGCGATCATCATTGTGATGACGCGCTGGGGCAAGCTGGACCTGACCGGGCGCTTGATCGACTACCAAGCCAAGAACCCGGAGTCCGAGCCATGGGAGATCGTGGAGCTTCCGGCCATCTTGCACGAGGACACGGAGAACGAGAAGTCCCTGTGGCCCGAGCAGTGGCCGCTGGCCACCCTCAAGGCGACAAAGGCGTCGATCGACCCCCAGTACTGGAACGCCCAGTACATGCAGCAGCCCACCAGCAACAACGCGGCCATCATCTCGCGCAAGTCGTGGCGCGTGTGGGAGAAAGACGAGCCGCCGCGCTGCGACTACATCATCCAGAGCTGGGACACGGCGTTTGAGACCAGCAACACGGCTGACTATTCCGCGTGCACCACGTGGGGGGTGTTCTACAACGAGGAAGAGAACGACAAGGCGCAGGTCATCTTGTTGGACGCGTTCAAGGACCGCATGGCCTTCCCGGAGCTCAAGGTGATCGCGCTCAAGCACTACAAGGAGTGGGAGCCCGATGCGTTCATCGTGGAGAAGAAGGCCGCTGGCGCGCCGCTGATCCAAGAACTCAGGGCTGTGGGCATCCCGGTCGAAGAATTCAGCCCCAGCCGGGGCAACGATAAAATCGTCCGGCTCAACGCGGTGTCTGACCTGTTTGCCTCTGGCTCGGTCTGGGCACCGGACAAGCGGTGGGCCCGCGAGGTGATCGAGGAGGTTGCGTCCTTTCCCAACGGAGAGAACGACGACTTCGTTGACACCACATCTCAGGCGCTGTTACGCTTTCGCCGGGGCGGCTTCATCCCGCTGGACACCGACGAGCAAGAAGAGCGCTTTTATGCCGCCCGCCGGGCTGCGTACTACTAAGGAAAAACATGGCCACGAACATTGACAAGGCGCTGTTTCAGCAGCCCACGGGCATTGCGGCGGCAGCCGAAGACACGGACCCGCTCGAAATTGAGATCGTTGACCCGGAGGCCGTGCGCATCGACATGGGCGACATGGAGCTCGAGATCGAAAAGGCAGAGCCTTCGGCCGACGACTTTGACGCCAACTTGGCCGAGTACATGGCCGAGGGTGCGTTGTCCACGGTGGCGGGGGACTTGGCCAGCGACATCGACAACGATCGCGGCAGCCGCAAGGACTGGGAGAAGGCCTATACCGAGGGGCTCAAGCTCTTGGGCCTGAACATGGAGGAGCGCACGGAGCCATGGAACGGGGCCAGCGGCGTGTTCCATCCCATGATCACCGAAGCGGTTGTCAGGTTCCAGTCAGAGACCATCACCGAGACGTTCCCGGCCGCTGGCCCGGTGCGTACCAAGATTGTGGGCAAGGAGACGCCGGAGAAGAAAGAAGCGGCCATGCGTGTCCAAGAGGACATGAACTTCCAGCTCACGGAGGTGATGAAGGAGTTCCGCGCTGAGCACGAGCGCATGCTGTGGAGCCTCCCGGCCACCGGCTCGGCGTTCAAGAAGGTCTATTTTGACCCCAGCCTTGACCGCCAAGTGTCGATCTTCATCCCGGCCGAGGACATTTTGCTGCCCTACGGCACCTCAAACATCCAGTCGTGCTACCGCGTCACCCACGTGATGCGCAAGACCAAGAACGAGATTGTCAAACTGCAGCAGGCCGGGTTCTACGTGGACGTGGAGCTGGGTGACCCCGACAAGGCCATTGACGAGATCAACAAGGCCAAGGACAAAGAGACCGGGTTCAGCGATCTGAACGACGAGCGCTTCACGCTGTACGAGTGCCACGTGGACTTGGACCTCAAAGGGTTCGAGGACGAGGACGACGGCAAACCCACCGGCATCGCGCTGCCGTACGTGGTGACCTTCATCCGGGGGACCAACACAGTGCTGTCCGTGCGCCGCAACTGGCGCGAAGACGACGACCTGCACTTGAAGCGCCAGCACTTCGTGCACTACCAGTACATCCCCGGCTTTGGTGCGTACGGCTTTGGCCTGTTCCACCTGATCGGCGGGTTTGCCAAGTCGGCCACCAGTTTGATGCGTCAGCTGATCGACTCCGGCACGTTGTCCAACCTGCCCGGGGGCCTGAAGACTCGCGGCCTGCGCATCAAGGGTGATGACACCCCGATCTCCCCGGGCGAGTGGCGCGACGTGGACGTGGGCTCCGGTGCCATCCGCGACAACATCATGCCGCTGCCCTACAAGGAGCCAAGCCAAGTGCTTATGGCGCTGCTGGGCAACGTGGTCGAGGAAGGACGCCGGTTTGCCGCGACGGCCGACATGAAGATCAGCGACATGGGTGCCAACGCACCCGTGGGCTCCACGCTGGCGCTGCTTGAGCGCCAGCTGAAAGTGATGACAGCCGTGCAGGCGCGTGTGCACTACGCCCTCAAGGAAGAGCTGCAGTTGCTGGCAGCCATCATCCGCGACTACACGGATGACGCGTACTCCTACGAGCCCGACGGCGAAGAGGGGCCCAAGGCCAAGGCGGCGGACTACCGACATGTCGACATCCTGCCGGTGTCGGACCCCAACGCGGCCACTTTGAGCCAGCGCGTGGTGCAGTACCAAGCGGTGATCCAGATGGCCCAGATGGCACCGGACATCTACGACTTGCCCGCGTTGCACCGGGGGATGCTGGACATTCTGGGCATCAAGAACGCCGACAAGCTCGTGCCGCTGCCAGAAGACCAAAAGCCGATCGACCCGGTGACCGAGAACCAGAACGTGCTCAAGGGCGACCCGCTCAAGGCGTTCTTGCACCAGAACCACCAAGCGCACATCGCTGTGCACATGGCGCTCAAGAACGACCCGATCGTGGCGCAGCTCATTGGCCAGAGCCCGAACGCGCCCAAGATTGCCGCTGCACTCGACGCGCACATTGCCGAGCACGTCGGGTTCCAGATGCGTCAAGAGATTGAGGCGCAGCTGGGCATCCCGTTGCCGCCGCAAGACGAGAAGCTGCCTGTGGAGGTTGAGCTGGCGCTGTCAGAGATGATGGCCCAAGCATCCCAGCAAGTGGTCCAGCAGCACCAAGCACAGGCCGCGCAACAGCAGGCCCAGCAGCAGGCGCAGGACCCGGTCATGCAGATGCAGATGCAGGAGCTGCAGATCAAACAGCAGGAAGTGCAGATGAAAGGCCAAGTCGAGATGGCCCGGATGCAGTTGGACCAGCAGCGGTTCCAATTGGAAGCACAAAAGCTGGCCATCGACTCTGCGGCAAAAGCCGACAAGCAGGAGCTTGATGAGCAGAAAGTTTCTGGCCAGTTGGAGCTGGAAGCCATGCGTATCGGCGCGCAGATCAACGAGAGCAAGTTCAAAGAGCAGGCTCGCCAAGAAGAAGCCGGTGTGCGGCTTGGCGCGGACGTGTCAAAGACCAAGATGGAGCAGGCCATCAAGCTTGCCCAGTTGGAAAAGCAGACCAACCAACCCACCAAAAAAGGTTCAGATAAAAAATGATCGCTGACTTCGCACGCGTATTGCGCGAGAAATTACGCACCGACATGAACAACTACGCCGATGACTTGGCCAGCGGTGCATGTCGCAACTTTGACGAATACCAAAAACTCTGCGGAATCATTCAGGGTCTTGCGACCGCAGAGCGTCATCTCCTAGACCTTGCAGAGAAAGTTGAGCAATCAGATGAGTGAAATCATTCTGCCTCCGGGCATCAGCCTGCCCAAACACATCCAGCCAATTGACACCCCAAACGAAGCGGCCAGCGATGACGAAAAAGCGTCAGCACTGCCGGTTCCAACGGGATACAAGCTGTTGTGCATCGTCCCCAACGTCGATGAAAAAGTTGCTGGCACATCGCTCGACCTTGTTCGAGATGCCGCCACCCTGCGCGCTGAAGAACACGCCACAACCGTGTTGTTTGTTCTGCGTGTTGGCCCAGACGCGTACAAAGACCCCGCCAAGTTCCCGTCGGGAGCGTGGTGCAAAGAGGGCGACTTTGTGCTCGTGCGCACCTACACAGGTACGCGTTTCAAGGTGTTTGGCAAGGAGTTCAGGATTCTGAACGACGACCAAATTGAATGTGTTGTGCAAGACCCTCGCGGCTACACCCGCGCATGAAGGAGTAAAAATGGCTGATTCCTACAAGTTCCCCGACGAAGTCGATGAGACCAGCGTTGAGGTGACCACCGATGGCGACGTTGAAGTCGAAATCGTTGACGACACCCCCGAGCGCGACCGTGGCCGCAAGCCGCTGGACCGCGACGTAGCCGACCCCACAGACGAGGAGATCGAAAGCTACTCCGACAACGTCAAGAAGCGCATCAAGGACTTGACCCACGCACGCCACGACGAGCGCCGGGCCAAGGAGTTGTTGCTGCGCGAAAAGCAAGAGCTGGAGCGTCTTGCACAGCACATGATGGCGGAGAACAACCGGCTCAAGCAGACCGTGAACACGGGCACTGAGCAGTATGTGGCCTCCGTCAAACAAATCGCAGACTCCGAAGTTGAAAAGGCCAAGCGGGCTTTGAAAGAAGCCAACGAGTCCTTTGACACTGAGGCAATCACCGCTGCCCAAGAAGCGCTGATGGATGCCAAGATGCGTTCGGAGGCTGCAAAAAATTTCCGTCACACCCCTTTACAGGTGGATGAACCTGTTGTACAAACGTACCAACAGCAAGACGCTGCACCCCAAGTCGACGAAAAGACGCTGCGCTGGCAGGCAAAAAACCAGTGGTTTGGGGCAACAGGTTTTGAAGAACACACCAGCTTCGCACTAGGGCTGCACCAAAAACTAGTGAACTCGGGGCTTGATCCCCGCTCTGACGAATACTTCGAGCGAATCGACGCTCGCATGAAGTCGACATTCCCGGACGTGTTCGGAAATGAAGACCGGCCGAAGACCGGCGATGGCTCCCGACGACCTGCTTCTGTCGTGGCCCCAGCGACCCGTTCGACTGGAGCCCGAAAAATCCAGCTAACACCGACGCAAGTTGCGCTGGCAAAAAAGTATGGACTGACCCCGCAGCAATACGCTGCTGAAGTAGCAAAACTGGAGAAATCGAATGGCTGAAACACTCAACCGGAACCCCCGCGCCCTTGAGGCACGCGATAAAACTTCTCGGGTCGTGTACACACCCCCGAGCGCACTGCCCGATCCGACACCTGAGCCCGGTTACGTTTATCGCTGGATTGCGACACACGTGCTTGGCGAAGCCCAGAACACGAACGTGTCTACCAAGATGCGTGAAGGCTGGGAACCGGTGAAAGCAGTCGACCATCCTGAGCTGATGCTTGAGGGTAATGCGAAGACCGGAAACGTCGAACTTGGTGGCCTCATGCTCTGCAAGATGCCGCGTGAACGCGCACAGGCCCGGGACGAGTACTACTCCAAACAAGCGCAGGCCCAGATGGAATCTGTCGACAACAGCTTCATGCGAAACAACGACCCCCGCATGCCACTTTTCGCTGACCGCAAGTCAACGACCAGTCGCGGTGGTGGTTTTGGTTCTGGTTCAAAGTAACAAGGAGTCCTTAAATGGCAACAACCGCTTCTCCCTACGGGCTTCGTCCCGTGAATCGCGTTGATGGCATGCCTTACGCTGGTGCAACTCAGACTTTTCTGATTGACCCCGCTGGTGAAGCCACCAACATTTTCTATGGCCAAGTCGTCATCATTGGCGCTGACGGCTATTTGGCGCTGTCTACCGCCACTGGCGCTGACATCACCACCAACAACCTTGGCGGCAACGGTGTTGGCGCAATCGGCGTGTTCGTCGGCTGCGAGTACTTCAACGCCCAAGGCCAGTTGATCTTCAGCCAGTTCTACCCCTCCGGCACAACCGGCGTGGTGTCGGCCAAGGTCATCACTGACCCCAACGTCGTGTTCCAAGCACAGTTGGACGGTTCCGGCGCACAGACCGTGTTGGGCACCAACACCTTCTTTGCTGCTGTGCAGAGCACCAGCACAGGTTCTACCACTACGGGCAACTCGACCAGCGCGCTGGATGCCACTGTGGTGACCACTGCTGCGGCCTTCCGTATTGTGGGTTTTGTTGAGCTGGAAGGCTTTTCAACAATTGGCGATGCGTTCACTGATGTGTTGGTTAAGTTCAACCCCAGTGCACACTCGTACACGAACAACGTCGGCCTGTAAGGAGTAACTCACCATGGCAATTTCACGCGCACAACTGCTCAAAGAGCTGCTCCCCGGTCTGAACGCCTTGTTCGGTTTGGAATACAAACGCTACGGCGAAGAGCACAAAGAGCTGTACGAAACCGAGAAATCGGAGCGTAGCTTTGAAGAAGAAACCAAGCTGTCCGGCTTTGGTGCTGCACCTGTCAAGAACGAAGGCTCCGCCATCGCTTACGACAACGCGCAGGAAGCCTTCACTGCTCGCTACACCCACGAAACCATCGCTCTGGGCTTCTCCATCACGGAAGAAGCTGTGGAAGACAACCTGTATGACAGCTTGTCCGCCCGCTACACCAAGGCGCTGGCTCGCGGTATGGCTTACACCAAGCAGGTCAAAGCTGCTTCCGTGTTGAACACTGGCTTCTCTGGTGCTGCTCTTGGCGGTGACGGCGTTTCCTTGTTCGGCAACAACAGCTCCGGCACTCGCGTTGGCCACCCACTCGTGGGCGGCGGCGTGAACTACAACAGCCCAACAACTGGCGTGGACTTGAACGAGACCTCGCTGGAAAACGCAACGATCCAAATCGCTGCTTGGACTGACGAGCGTCAACTGCTGATTGCAGCCAAGCCTGTCAAGTTGGTGATTCCTCCAGCACTGATGTTCGTTGCCAAGCGCTTGCTGGACACCGAACTGCGTGTTGGCACTGCCGACAACGACATCAACGCGTTGAAGCAGATGGGCACCATTTCTGGCGGCTACTGCGTCAACCACTTCTTGACCGACAACAACGCTTGGTTCCTGACTACAGACGTTCCAAACGGCATGAAGCATTTTGAGCGCGCCGCTTTGACAACCTCGATGGACGGTGATTTCGACACCGGCAACGTCCGTTACAAGGCCCGCGAGCGTTATTCGTTCGGCTGGTCTGACCCATTGGGCATGTGGGGCAGCTCCGGTTCGACCTAAGCCCTCGGGCTTAAATGAGAAGGGCCCCTTGTGGGCCCTTTTCTTTTGGGTTATATTGCCCCCACTCCCCGGACTTTCCGGTGTATCTGACGGCTCCGGGCCGACGTCATGCAGACAGATACGCCTTAACCGCATGAGGAATCCATCATGGCACGCACTACCTTCTCCGGTCCCGTCAAATCCGACAACGGTTTTGAGGGCAACATCACTGGCAACGTCACTGGCACCGTTACCGGCGCTGTTGCAGCTACCACGCTGACAGCTTCTGGCGTCGCATCGCTGACCAACGCATCCATCTCCATGACCGCACTGCCAACAGCAGACCCCACAGTTGCTGGCCGTCTCTGGAACGATGCAGGCACCCTCAAAGTTTCCGCCGGTTAATTAATCTCGGGGGCCTCGGCCTCTGCAAAACAGGAGATTGATTATGACGATGCAAACCGACGTCCTAGCGGTACACACCGAAGCTACGGCTACCGTGGTGGCGTACCGCACTCGCGTCAGAGCCTATCACTGCATTTCTGGCGGAACCGCCGGGGATGTTATTTTTCGTGATGGCGGCGCAGGCGGCACCATCTTGTTGCAGTTCAACATTGCAACGGGCACGCAACCAATCACGATGCCACTTCCCGGCCAAGGGATTTTGTTTCGTACGAACGTCCATGTGACGCTCCCAGCCAACGCAAAAATCACGGTGTTCTATGGCTAAGTCACCCGCATGGCAACGCAAAGAAGGCAAGTCCGAGAAGGGCGGCTTGAACGCGAAGGGACGCGCCTCGTACAACAAGGCCAACCCCGGCAAGCCCGGCCTGAAGGCTCCCCAGCCCGAGGGCGGCAAACGCCGCGACTCTTTTTGTGCCCGTATGGAAGGCATGAAAGAGAAGCTGACCGGAGAGAAGGCCAAGAAGGACCCGAACTCCCGCATCAACAAGAGCCTGCGGGCGTGGAAGTGCTGACATGGAGATGATGGTCTGGAACCTCGTGCTCACCGCCATTGTGGCCATGCTGGGGTTCGTTTTGAAGGAGAAGTTTGCCGAGATCAATCGTCTTGGCATTCTGCTCAACCGCACCCGCGAAGAAGTGGCTCGGGATCACATCACACGCTCGGAGTTCCGGGCCGACATGCAGCAGTTGCTCGACCGGTTTGACCGGCTGGAGCGCAAAATTGACAACCTGCGAGGCAGCAATGCCGTCCAGCAGTAAAAAGCAAGCGGACTTCATGCGTGCGGTAGCGCACAGCCCGGAGTTTGCCAAGAAAGCAGGCGTCCCACAATCCGTGGGCAAAGAGTTCTCCAACGCGGACAAGGGCCGCAAATTTTCAAAAGGTGGCGATATGGCAACGAAAATGAACCCAGCTTTCAAAGCAATGATCGAGAAGAAAAAAGCAGGCGCTAAAGCGGACATGCCGATGAAAAAAATGGCCAAAGGTGGCGTCACGCGTGCAGACGGTGTTGTGTCCAAGGGCCACACCAAGGGCAAGCAAATCACCATGGCCAACGGCGGCAAGTGCTGACATGATGGCCAGTCGCGGCATGGGGGCAGTGCTCCCTTCCAAGATGCCCAAAGGCGTGCGTAAAGCCCGCCGGGATGACACCGACTTCACGCAGTACGCTGAAGGCGGCAAAGTCAACGCGGCTGGCAACTACACCAAGCCCGGTATGCGCAAGCGTATCGTGAGCCAAGTCAAAGCTGCGGCAACGCAGGGCACCGGGGCAGGCCAGTGGTCAGCCCGCAAGGCCCAGCTCGTGGCCAAGAAGTACAAGGCCGCTGGCGGCGGGTACAAGGACTGATGTGAAAGCGCCCCAGCAATCCCTCAAAGACTGGGGCGACCAGAAGTGGCGCACCAAGAGCGGCAAACCGTCGTCTAAAACGGGGGAGCGCTATCTGCCGGAGAAGGCGATAAAATCGCTCAGCCCCGCAGAGTATGCGGCCACCACAAAAGCCAAACGCGCTGGCAAGGCGGCGGGCAAACAGTTTGTGGCTCAGCCCAAGACCATCGCCAAAAAGACAGCGAGCTTCAGATGACAACTTCCGGCACCTCTGCATTCAACCTCGACTTGACGGAAATCGTCGAGGAGGCGTTCGAGCGCGTGGGTTCGGAGATGCGCACGGGTTACGACCTGAAGACCGCCCGCCGGTCCTTGAACCTGATGTTTGCCGACTGGGCCAACCGTGGCGTCAACATGTGGACGTTCGAGCAAGGCTCCATCCCGTTGGTGGCAGGCACGGCGACGTACAACCTTCCGGCTGATACTGTGGACCTACTGGAGCATGTGATCCGCACGGGCGCGGGCAGCGCGTCGACGCAAGCGGACCTGACCATCACCCGGATCAGCGTCTCCACCTACGCCACGATCCCCAACAAGCTGCAGCAGGCCCGGCCCATTCAGGTCTGGATTGAGCGCCTAAACACCCCACGCATCACCGTCTGGCCAGTCCCCGACAACTCGCAGCCCTACACCTTCGTGTACTGGCGCATGAAGCGCATCCAAGACGCGGGCAACGGCGTCAACACAATGGACATGCCGTTCCGGTTTGTGCCCTGCATGGTGGCCGGACTGGCCTACTACTTGGCCCTGAAGGTGCCCGGGGGTGCGGAACGTCTGGGTATCCTGAAGCAACAGTACGACGAGGCTTGGCAACTGGCCTCCGACGAGGATCGTGAAAAGGCGTCTGTGCGGTTCGTGCCGCGTCAGATGTTCATCGGGAGCGGGACGTAATGGGTAATCGGTTTGCCAGCGCCAAGAACTCGATCGCCCAGTGCGATCGTTGTGGCTTTCGCTTCAAGCTGACCGCGCTGCGCACAGAGGTCATCAAGACCAAGAGGTACAACCTCATGGTGTGCGACACGTGCTGGGACCCGGACCACCCGCAGTTGTTGCTGGGCATGTACCCTGTTGACGACCCGCAAGCAGTGCGCAACCCGCGCCGGGACACCACGTACGTGACGGCCGGGCCGAACGCGGCGGGTAACCTGACCGGCGGCAGCCGCGATATTCAGTGGGGCTGGAACCCGGTTGGCGGGTCCCGGTTCTTTGACAACGAGTTGACGCCGAACTATTTGGCGTTGCGTGTGGAAGTTGGTACAGTAACGGTACAGATAGGAGTCTGACATGGACGCAAAAACCGCAGTGCGCAAGCACGAAGCAAACCTGCACCCCGGTGCAAAGCCCACCAAGCTGCGTGCTGGTGGCAAGACCAACAGCGACATGCTGAAGATGGGACGCAACTTGGCCAAAGTGGCCAACCAGAAGTCTCCCGGCCGCAAGGGGGGCTGATATGGCAACGTACAACCAACCCAAAGCGGCCAAGCCCGCTGTGCTGCCCAAGACCGGGGCCGTGAAAGCGATGCAAGACACCAACGTGTCCGTGGCCAGTAACCACAGTAACGAGTACCCCGGTGTCAAAACCAGCGGTATCAAAATTCGTGGCACTGGTGCAGCCACCAAAGGCACGATGGCCCGTGGGCCCATGGCGTGAGGACTGAATGAACTACACCCAGTTGAAGGCGGCAATCATCGCCTACACAGACAACCAAGACACCGCTTTTGAGGCGGAGGTTCCGTTGTTTGTGAAGCAGGCTGAGCAGCGCATCTTCAACATGGTGCAGTTCCCCTCGCTGCGCAAAAACGTGACCGGCTCAACCACCAGCGCCAACAAGTATCTGGCGTGCCCGGCTGACTTCCTGTCGGTGTACTCGATCGCGGTTGTGGACAACGCCACGGGCGCGTACGAGTACCTGCTCAACAAAGATGTCAACTTCATCCGACAGGCGTACCCCGTTCCATCTAGCGTGGGGTTCCCAAAGTACTACGCGCTGTTTGGTCCGCAGTCCAGTGACATCAACGAGCTGACGTTTATCTTGGGCCCCACACCAAACGCCACGTATGTGGTGGAGCTTCACTACTTCTTCTACCCCCCGTCAATTGTTGACGCGGGCACTTCGTGGCTGGGTGACAACCTTGACAGCGTGCTGCTGTACGGCGCGTTGGTTGAGGCATACACGTACATGAAGGGTGAGGCCGACATGATGGCGTTGTACGACGGCAAGTTCAAGGAAGCGCTTGGTTTGGCCAAGCGTCTGGGGGATGGGCTGGAGCGTTCGGACGCTTACAGAAGCGGCCAATTCCGCGTAGCGCCCCTACCTCAAAACAACGGGGTGACCTGATATGGCAATTCTTCAAACCGCAACCACGTCGTTCAAGGTCGAGCTGCCGCAAGGCATCCACAACTTTGGCCCCACATCGCCCGATACGTTCAAGATCGCGCTGTACACAGCGGCTGCCGACCTTGGCTACGCCACTGCGGCGTACACCACGACGGGCGAGGTCGTTGGCGCAGGCTACACGGCTGGCGGCAACACGTTGGTCATCACGGTAACTCCGGTGGCAGCCAACAACGGCAGTGGCACCCCAACGGCCTTTTTCAGCTTCGCCAACTCTTCTTGGACCAGCGCCACCTTTACGGCGCGCGCAGCCTTGATCTACAACAGCACCGAGGGCAATAAGTCCGTGGCTGTTCTGGACTTTGGCGCGGACAAGACCGTGAGCAACGACACCTTCCAAATCATTTTTCCAACTGCCGATGCCAACAGCGCCATTGTGCGCATCTCGTAAGGACATATCATGAGTACAGAACAAAGCAAAGCCCAAGACGTCCTGACCGCGTCGTCAATTTTGCGTCCTACCGGGGCCGACAGTGCTCGTGCCGGGGGCGTCTACTCCGTGGAGTGCCGCGACGCTTCGGGCAACCTGAAGTGGGCTGACACCTTCCACAACCTTGTGGTCAACGAAGGCCTACAGGACATGAACAGCAAGTACTTTGCTGGCTCTGGCTACACGGCCGCTTGGTTCTTGGGGCTCGTAACAGGCCCCGGCTCCGGCACAACCTTCGCCGCTGCTGATACGCTGGCCTCGCACGCAGGCTGGACAGAAAACACCAACTACACAGGCAACCGCAAGGCTGTCACGTTTGGCACGGCCACGACTGCTGACCCATCGGTGATCAGCAACTCTGCAGCACCTTCGGTGTTTACCATGAACGCCAGCGCGCAAACTATTGCAGGCGCGTTCCTATGCAGCGTCAACTCGGGCACTTCTGGCATTTTGTTTTCTGCTGGCGACTTTACCGGCGGCGACAAGATCGTGGACAGCGGTGACACTCTGAGCGTAACGTACCAGTTCTCGCTTGACGCAGCCTGATAAGGTAGCGTGGTGTTTGGTGATGTCACGTTTGCCCAAGCACCTTTTGCTTCTTTAGGGGGCAGGGCGGTGTTCGCTTCTTTGGCAGACACCGCAGCAGCCACAGATTTGGTAAGCACGGTCAGCACTCGCGGCGGTCTTGCATTTGAGGCAGCGGCTGCCGCAGAAACGCAGGCAGTCATTGCCGCGCTGTTGGCAACACAAAGCGAAACCGCTACGAGTTCTGAGACAGTGGCAGCCCGGACTGACACGGTTGCAACCGTTTCGGAGTTGGCAGCAGCGCTTGATGCTCCAGCAGCCTTGTCGGCGGTGTTTGCTGCAGTTGCTGAAGGTGCCTCCACCAGCGATGTGGTCTCTGCTTTGGCGGCGGCAATTGCGTCTATCAGCGAATCGGCAGTTGTTTTTTCTGAAGAGTTTTCCGCGAACAACTTTTTCGCCGCGCTAGTTGCCGAAGGGGCAACGGCTACTGACGCCTCTACTGCGGCCGGTAGCTTTTTGGCGGCGTTGGCAGAGCAGGCCAACGCGGCAGCGGTGTTCTCAAGCCAAGCGGCGGCAGTTGCAGCAATTACAGAAGCTGCGCAGGTCAACAGCACGTTCACAGCCACCTCCGCCACTTTTGCTTCAGTTGCAGAGCTGGTGACAGCGCTCGACCAGTCAAACGCATCTCGGGCCCTTATAGCGGCTGTTGCGGAGGCTGCTGCGGCGCTTGATTCAGCGGCTGCGCAAGTGCAGGCCATCGGGGTTATTTCAGAAGCCGCGTCTGCGGCAGACCTACTTTCCGTGCTGCGTGTCGCCAACGTCTCGGTGACAGGTGTGCAGCTGTTCATCTCGATTGGCGGGGCTTTGGTTTGGGCGGTCATTGATGACACGCAGAACCCCGATTGGCAAAATATTGTAAACACCCAAGGTAGTGGATGGACTGAGGTCAACGACGCTCAGTCTCCCGGCTGGACTCAACTACCGTCGTAAGGACTCAAAATGGCACTGGTACTCAAAGATCGCGTCAAGGAAACGACCACAACAACGGGCACTGGCACGGTGACGTTGGCTGGCGCAGCCGCAGGGTTCCAGTCGTTTGCTGCTGTTGGTGATGGCAACCAGACCTTCTACGCCATCGCGGACGCAACATCTGGCGATTGGGAGGTAGGTGTTGGAACCTATACAGCCTCGGGCACAACCCTGTCCCGGACCACGGTGGTGTCGTCCAGCAATGCTGGCTCGCTGGTGAACTTTGGCGCTGGCTCCAAGGACGTGTTTGTCACATACCCATCGTCGCGTGCGGTGTATCTGGACGCAGCGGGCTCTGCCGTCACAACGCTGGACATCGGGACTCTGGGCACCAGCACGGCCAACATCACTACGGCCAACATCACGGCGGGCACTGTCGCCACGGCCCCGGTCAACAACACGGACATTGTCAACAAAGAATACGCTGACGCCATTGCATCGGGCATTCACTTCCATGAAGCGGTGGCCTTGGCCACCACGGCCGCTCTGCCAGCAAACACGTACAACAACGGCACAGCCGGAGTTGGGGCAACGCTCACAGGCAATACCAACGGCGCTCTGTCGGTAGACTCGACCCTGACTATTGTTGCAGAACGGATACTGGTCAAGAACGAAGTGGCCGGAGCCAATAACGGCGTCTACGTTGTCACGCAGGTCGGTTCTGCTGGAACGCCATACATCCTGACCCGCT